ATGGCACGCAAAGCAAGAAACGGCATCGTCTACCCATACAAAGTCGAACGGAAAAAGAAGCTGGCCGATGGCACAATCAAGGCTTACCCCAGCTTCGAGTTCAAGATCGACGGGAAGACCTACAGCTGCAAGAAGTACGCCGACGCGAACCGGCGTCTGACCGAACTGCTCCAAGAGCGAGCCAAATTCGGCAGCACCAGCAACACGTCAGTCACGTTGGGCGCATATTCGGAACAATGGTTGGAACGACGGCAGAGGGATGCAGACCCGAAGACGTTCGCCAACTATCGAACCATCGTCCGCAAGCATCTACGCCCATACCATTCGCAGAAAATGTCGAACCTGAACGCCGCAGTCTGCGACCGCATCGTAAATGGCCTTACCGTCGCGAAGACCATCGACGGCAAGAAAATGCACGTGAAGGCCAGTCTCAGCCTCCGCCGCCAGACGCACACCACGTTGAACCAGATTTGCAATGCCGCCGTAGCGGATAGGATTCTTCCCACGAATCCGATGGGTGGCGTTCCCACTCCGAAGGACAAGGACATCAGTCTTGCCGACGAACGCAAGAACGAAGCCCACGAGCGTACCGCATTCACCGACGATGAAGCCAAACGCATCCTCCAAGCCGCCAACGAACTAGGCATACGGAACGGCGCGAGGGAATGGTTCAGACTATGCACCGGTATGCGCCCCGGCGAAATCTTGGGGGCTTCACTCCAAGACCTCGAACTGACCACCACGGCAAACGGCATCCCCTACGGCGAATACACCGTCAACTGGAAACTGGAGGAGTTGAAGAAGGAGCACGGTTGCGGCGAACCAGACCGTAAAGGCGTGTACCCGTGCGGATACAAGCGTGGTGCCGCATGTCCGCAATGGAGGTGGCGTATTCCAGACGGCTTCGACATGATCGAGTTGCAAGGCCGCTGGTGTCTCACCCCGCCGAAATCGAAGCGTGGAAGGAAAGTGCCAATCATTCCCGCATTGGCGCAGACACTCGAAGCATACTTGGTGGATACCGCTGAAATACCGAACCCGCATGGACTCCTGTTCCGTCATGATGACGGCTCCCCTATCGAACCGGAAGAGGATATCGAACAGTTCCGCAAACTGTTGGAAGCGGCGGGAGTACCCAATGCGGAGCATAGGAGCCGTCACGAAACCCGTCATACCGTCGTTACCATCCTCATGTCAATGGGCGTGGATGTCGGACTGGTCGAGGAAATCGTGGGCCATTCCAGCCGTCTGATGGTCGAACACTACCGTCATGCCGGGTTGAAAGAACGGTTGGCCGCAATGGAAACGATGAACTCCGCATTAGACTTGAAGCAGATCGAACAGAAAGGTGTCGTAAATGCCGCATGAGCTTGATGTAGTTTCGTATAAGGAAGGATACGGTCGAGGATTCGATGAAGCATTGAGACTCGTAGAACGATATGGGTACGTACTCAACGCGCCCAGAATGGTGATAAACGGAGCTGGCTACGACGGCGGGCATCCAGAAGACGAGTTCCCGAAGAAAATAACCATCACCGAACAGCAGTTGGACATTGAAAAACATGCGGCTGTGCAATCTGTGGTGGATTGCATCAGGGAAAAGCATTGCAACATGTATCAGTGTCGCTATTACGACCAAATGGGCCAGCAAATAGACTTCGGCGATGGAGATAGAGCCAATCGAACCGCTGACTAGGAACAAGCCCGATGCAGAATAGGACGCCTTGGAAACGTTGCAATACTGCGGAAACCTGTAAGACGATTGCAGAATAGGACGCCCTAAAACACAGAAAAGCCCCTCCCACAGCACGGAAGCTAAGAGAGGGGCAATTCAGACTCGCGGTAGCATGTCATACAGTTTTTGAGTGTCCAATGTCACGCCATGCATTCGGCTGAAATCAGCTTCACCGCCGTGTATCCTGTCGGCCTTCACATCCTTCGTGAGCTCGCGCTTCCACTTCGTCCAAAAATCATCATGCTCTTTCTTGGTCATGATGATGATTCTACCGTGCGAAACACAAAAAGCCCCTCCCCCAGCCATAGCTGAGAGAGGGGCAAATGTTAAAAAACGGGTGTAAAAAATTCCACGGACACTACAGTGCCGCAAATTTTTCCACACCCGAGTTTGAGTTTCCGGCGCGAGTTTGAGTTTCACGCCAGAAAATTAATTGCGGCGGAGTGGATTGTATGCGACGCCGAGTCCGGCGGAGATGAAGCCGGCCACGGTGCTGATGTATCCGCCGATCGCGGCGTCACCGAAGGTCATGAAGCCAAGACCCACGCACGATGCGATCAGGCCGAGCACGTACACGACGGTACGCACCTGCTTAGAAAAGACCGGAGTGTACGCGTCCGGCTGCTGATTGTCCTGACCGTCCTCGCGTTCGTTGGTCAGATTATTGACAGTGGTCTCCAAAGTGGACGGTGCTGCATGCTGAGCCATCTGTCCTCCTCCTTAGAATCGTCCCTGGTTGAGCGCCGACTGCAAGGCGCGTGCGGTCGCGGGGCCGAAGCTCGCGTCCTGAGCCAAACCGTAATGCGCTTGGATGGCGCGAATGGTGGCCGGACCAAGCAGACCATCAGTGCCACAGCCCAAGCGACGCTGCACGGCACGGATCAGATCACTGCCGCCAGACCCGTAGCGCACCACCGAGCTGTCGATGGCTGGGCGAGCATAGGTGCGCCCGTCGGGCACCTGCTGGCCTGAAATGATGCCGTCCACGCTGGTGCCCATGACCTGCTGCCAACGGCGTACCGTGGCCGGACCGACATTGCCGTCCACTGCGATGGCACCGGAATTGGCGGCTGGAGCGGAAGATTGGGCGCCCTGGCATCGCAGATAGCAATCCCACGGATAGCTGTAGTAATTGCGGATGTTGGTTTCGCGGCCAGTCTGGTCGCCAGCCTTGCCGTAGGCTGTGCCACGCTCGGAGATGGACGCCTGCGCGAGCTTGCCGCCGCCAAGGTAGACGGCCACGTGGTGCACGTCGTTAAGCAGGATGTCGCCCGGCTGCGGATTGCCGTTGGCGGGGAGTCGCTTCCAACCGCGCTTGGTCAGCTCACCGGAGAGGTTGCCGGTGTAGGTGGCGCTGCCGGTGTCGAAGCCTGCCTCGCGCAGGCAGTGGATCACCAGGCTGGAGCAGTCGCAATTACCCGCCGAAGCGTTGAAATTCCAACGGTCGGACTGGCTGTAGCCGAGATTGGCGACGGCGCACCAGTAGCGCATACGATTGATAAGAGTGCTTACGCTTGCCATGTCAGTCCTCCAATCCCTCTACTGCCTTGGCCGCGTCCTCCTCGGACACGACCGGGATGTCAGTGGGCGGCAGACTGTCGCCCTGCGGTGTCATTTCCGGCGTCATGGTCACATCGATCACGACTGCCTCCTTTCCGCCTCTTTCGAGGCAAACGAAAAGGCCACCACTGAAGTGATGGCCCTGAAAATCGGTTTCAGCGCTTATGCGCGCCGTGATTGAAAATGAGGATGAGCGCGAGGAGCAATAGGTAGGCTCCGCCCGCGATGAGCAGTCGTGTCATTGCCGTTCCTCCAAGTATTTTTCGGCGGCTGAGATGATCCAGCATTGCGCGTCGAGTTTTTCGAGCTTAGCCAGCTCGTATCGGACGGCCTCGCTGTGGTCGTGTGACTGGTCGCCGTAAATCAGGCTGATGAGCGTGTTCTTTATCGTGTCACGGCACAACTCGTCCAGCCGCACGTCAAACCGTTCGGAACGTTCGCCGAGCTGCCTCGTCTTGGCGAAATGCTGGGAAAGCACCGAATTATAAGGCAATCGCTCGGGGTTCACGTGGCTGTAAAGCCCGGTCGCGAGCGATTCGAGCGCCCCCGGCCAGATTTTGAGACATAGTGTGATTACCGCGCACGCGCCGCCCACACCACCAAAACCCGCTAAAAACGTTTGAAACACATCACATCTCCTTGAAATCGTTTAATCTTTTGGCATGGTGTCGCCATCGAAATAATTGCCCGGCAATCCCAACGAGACGAGCTGCTGCCACTGGTCTTGAGGCACGCACAAGCCCTTGCTCAGATTGACCGTGCAATTGTTCAGACCGACGAGAATGCCGTGAGTGGTGCTGGCGGCGGTGAAGACGTAATCCACGCGACCATTCGAAGTGACCAGCCCACTATCGCTGCCATTGGTGGTGAGACGCAAGCGCGGATTGTCGCCACTCGTGGACAGCATGTAACAGACGACGCTCACATGGTATTTCACGCCCGCCGTCAACCCCGTGAAGGTGATGTCCGATGGTGTCGTGTTCGTCGTCTTGACGCTCACACCGTCTTTCGGCATGACGCAGTGATTAACGATGAGACTCATGCCACCACCCCCATGAGGGTTAGGCGAGCGGCATCGTATCCCCGTCGAAAAAGTAAAGGCCGTCGAGCAAGGCTTTGTTCGCCTGGTATTCGCCCAGCTCGCACATGACCATGTTCCACACCTTGACGGTCGGACTGCCGGACACGACCTTGTATCTCAGGCTCATCGGATTCGCGACCGGGGACGTGAAGGCCCATCCGATGCGCTGGCTCTTGCTGAAGGTGCCCGGACAGTTGTCCACCGTGACGGAGCCGCCCGACACGTCCAGCCAGACCGTGCACCAGTATGAGGTACCCGGAGTCTTCCCGACGGTCGAAATCGACGTGTACTCGCCCGGCTTCAGCGTGACGTGGGCGCGTGGACTGCTTATCAGGTTCGTGACTATCATCGGGCATCACCCGCCCGACGAATCGCCTTAATCGCGTGGCATCGTGTCCCCCGAGAAGAAGCCCGGAAGCCCCCCCACGGCTTTATCGTAAGTGTCGGCGCGTTCGACAAGCAAGTCACCAAAATTCACGGTCGTGCCCGATACCGGGTAGGCCTCGACCCTGATTTTGCCGGTTTTGCTGGTGACGCGCGTGACCATGGTGCTCGCGTTGGATTTCGGCTTGACGCCGGCCAGGACCGTCACCTTGCCCGCATCGTCCACGTCCATGATGACTACCGGGGTCGATTGTTTCGTGATGTCGGTGTACACGAACATGGAGACGACGAGCGGCGTGTTCGCCGGCACGTCCACGTTGAAGCCGTAGCCGCCGTTGCTCCCTGACACTACCAGCTGGTGGTTGGTTTTGTTGACACTCGCTGTGACGCCGCCCCACTTGCTGATGCCGGTCAGCGGGCCGGTGAGATTCGGATTGGTGAACCAGTTAATCCTCTGCATCAGTGTCTCCCTTCACGCTTTCGAGCACGTCGGCGGGAATCAGTTTCATGGCCGCGTTGAGCTGGCTGGTCAGGATTGCGATTTGCTTGGTGAGAGTGCCGATTTGCGCGGAAAGAGAGTCGATGACTTCGTTCGCGTCGGCTGGAATCTGAGTCAAAATGTCTCCTTAAATACGAAACCCCCGCAATCCGTGTGGATTGCAGGGGTTGAAAAAAATGGTGAAAAGCGGGGTTAGTCGGCTGCTGTCATCGTGTCGATGCGCGTAACGGCCTTAAGCCCGTCGAGTGTCAAAGTGCGTCCGAGATTCGTCTTCACGTCCGTCAAAGTGACGGACGTGCCGGAATCATCGAATGTGGCGAGCACGCCACGCTGATAGTCACGCCATGATTCGGCGGTACCGTCAGCGCTGGAAAACTCCAATCCCAATCGGCATAATTCCGCTCGCACCGACTCCTTCGGCGGGCGCAAATCAAGCACGCCAGACGGCTCGGCGGGCGTCACGGTAGACGCGGTATCGGTAGTGGTCTCAGTGGTCTCATCGGTCATAATCAATCTCCTTAATTCTGTTGGTTTTGTCTTGGCATGAGCGCTTCGTAGAAGCGTTCCTCGCATTCGTCCAAATCAGCACGCATGGCTTCGGTGGCGAAAAGCCTTCCGATGGCCTTGGAGTCCACGCAATCCGTGTCGATGCCGGTTGTCGGCGTCGCATCGGCCGCTTCACCCGACAGCATGGCCGCCTGGACGGCCGCATCCGCATCGTTGGTAATCGGCGGCAGTCCCAAAGCCGTCCTCGTCCGGTTGCGTGCGGCCGTCATCGGATCGTCCTGCACCTCGCCGCTGTCGGACATCATGGACACGGATTCCGCCGCGGTATCCGACAATGCCGCCTCCAAACCCTCATAGGCGGTCGTGTACGCGTTACGTCCGGTCTGCGGATCGTACGAGCCGGCCGATTCCCTTGCCTGCATCATGGCCGCGCACGTCTCGGCGACGCTCGTCGTGCCGAGCAGAGCCCGCCATGCGGCGATAGCGTCCATGCCGCACACAAGCCCCCGCTCACCTTCCCTTTCCGCTCTGATGACGAGGTTCCCGCCCTCGAAAACCGTTTGCAAAACATGCCTCCTTATTTCGTGAGCCACGCGAACGCGTTGACGTACATGTCGCCTTTGTAGGTGCCGTTTCCGGCGTTGTATCCCATGACCTGCAACGATCCAGCTCCGCCGGTATTGCACACGTGCATGAAGATCGACCCAAAGTTGAGGTCCGAATTGCAGACGCCGTAATATCGGCCGTATTTCGCCGGCGTCCACGACCATGTGGTCTGCAGGATTGTGTGATCCGCAGGCAGTGACGCGTTCTGGTAGATTCGCCAATTGGTACTTTGGAATGTGTGGCGGTTTGTGATGCCGCCAAGATAGCCGCCGAGATACACGTATCCGGTCGCGATGTTCGCTCCGACTCCGACCGAACCGTTCCCGTCTTCGGCTTCGAGCCACGCGCTTGAACCGGCATTGGCATCGCCAGTCAAATTCAGGAATGCCCGGCTTTTTTTGCTTATGTCGGGCTCGTCGTAATCCGTGTCGGCCATGGCATACACTTTGGAAGTGACGCCGCCACTGCCGGTACCGCCCCTCTGTCGTGGCTTCGACTGGATTTGCAGGAAAGCAGCCGGATCGTTCTTCGTGACGTGTCCGCTCCACAAGTCCAATCCGCTCATCGAGCCGACCTGATTCGACTGGATGAGCGATGCGATGGTTGGATTAGCGTTATATGCGGTAGAGCCGCTGTAAGCGGCAAACTCCAGACCGTCACCAACGAACGTTTCCGAGCCTCCGATAGCGAAGCTCTGAAAATCCGGGCTGATGCGCACGCGATGCCCGCTCACACGGGTCTGGAACGTGCCGGTCAGCACATTCGACTTGCCTTCGCCGTCGAGATAGACGGTCTGGTTATGAGCCGAATCCCACATCCGCAATGCGGTCGAATTGAGCTTCATGCCGGTGTTCGCCGCATCGGAGCTCTGGAATATCGCGCCGGTGAAGACGTAGCCCTTGAATTGGCCTGCTGCGACCTTGTCCGTCGTGATGCTGCCCGCTGCGATCTTCACCGCAGTGATGGAGTTCGCTGCGAGCTTGTCCGTGGTGATCGCGCCGGACACTATCTTGTCGGCGTTAACGCTGTTGGCGGCCAGCTTGTCGGCGTTAACGCTGTTCGCGGCCAATTTGTCGGTCGTGACGGCGCCAGCCACGATGTCACCAGCATGAATCTTATGGACATTCAGGAGCGCCACGGTCATATCCTCCGTGACCTTGAGCTTGCCCGTGGTCACGGAATTGGCTGCAATCTTGTCGGACGTGACGGCCAGTGCGACGATGTTCCGAGCCTGCACCGAGTTGGCGGCGAGTTTCGCGGCGGTCACCGCATCGGCCACCAGCTTTTCAGTGGTCACGCTGTTTGCGGCGAGCTTGTCCACTGTGATGGCATTGGCCTTGACCTTTTCGGCGGTCACGGAATCCACGGCGAGATGCTTCGCGGCCACCGTGCCAGCAGCGAGGATGTTGTTCGCCACGAGGTCGAATGGCTCGAATCTCGTACCGTCCCACGTCAGGACTTCCACCACACGATCGGACAAGGGCACCAAGACGCTCGGACTGTTGTTCGGCGCGCCCGTCCAGTACGTATAAAAATCGGCCAGCATGGACGGCGAATTGTTCTTCTCGCCCTTCCACCTCGTCCAATACTTCTGGGTGCGCCACCACATGTCCCCCGGCTTCAACCCGTCATGCGCGGGTTCGTCCGGGCCACGGTAAATCAGATTCTTGCCGTCAGCGGTGGTCTGAGCCTTTTTCGCGGCGGCCTGTGCCTGATTCGCCTGTGACGCGGCGTTGGCGGCTGTGGTCTGAGCCTTGTCAGCCGTTGATTGCGCCGTCTGCGCGGCAGCATGGGCCTTGACAGCCGCATTCGCGGCGTCAGTAGCGGCCTTGTCGGTCACAGCCACCCAAGCACTGCCATTCCAACGCTTCGGCGTGTTCGCGCCTCCAGTCGTGTCAATCCACAAGGTCGAAGCCTTGCGCATCGACGTGGCCGGTGCCGTGCTCTGGATGAGCACGTCGGCCTTGCCATTGGCCACGCCAGCGGCGGCAGCTGCTGCGGTATTGGCCTTCTGCGCGGCATTGGCCGCATCGGTGGCGGACTGGGCCGCACTGTCAGCCGTGGCCTTGGCTTGGGTCGCCACACTGGACGCATTCGCGGCAGTGGTCTTGGCATTGGCCGCGTCCGTCTTCGCGGTGGAAGCGTCCGTCTTGGCGGAAGCCGCGTCGGACTTGGCGGACTTTGCGGACTCATTGGCGGTGTTCGCCAAAGTCTCGGCATTGCCGGCTGTCTTCTTGGCGCTTTCGGCGGCGGTCTGGGCGGCATCGGC